CGAGTTCGCCGCTGTTGTGAATCCAACGGCTCCAAAGGCCGCTTCGGACAACGACCGCCTTCGTGCAATCGGTATGGCTGCTGGTGTTGATACCTTCGAGTATCGTGACATCACGACCGCAACCGGTCTCGGAAACCCAGTCTCGGTCTTCAATCGCGTCAATGTGATTGCTGGCCAGATCAACCCCTACATCAACCCAGCAGTTGTGGATGTGATCCAGGTTGCCACTGGCAACAACATCAAGTTCCCAACTGTGACCGCGCTCGGCACGACGGCTGGTTCAGTCGCCGAAGCTGGGACGATCACGGAAGATGACTTCACTGGTTCGGCTCTGAGCCTTACCCCAGTGAAGTACGCAGTACTTGTCCAGATCTCGGACGAGCTTGTTCAGGACGCAGCGTTTGACATTGCGTCGATGATCAGCGAGGCCGCTGGACAGGAGATGGCGATTGCCCACGGCGCAGCCGCAAGCACCGCTGTCGTAAACGCTTCTGGTACCGGTGGAACGGCCGCAGGCACCGTCGTATACACATACGCCGAGCTTGTTGCCCTTCAGTACTCGGTCAAGCAGCAGTACCGAAACGCCGCGAAGTCAGGCTTCCTGATGAGCGACACGGCCCTTGGACAGATCCTTGGCACGACCTCATCGTCGCTGCCTTTGTTCCAGCCAGGCGGACAGGGTGGCGTTGATCGTCTCCTTGGCAAGCCTGTCTACACGGCTCCTGGCATTGCGGTCCCTGCGACCGGTGCTAAGGCTGTGCTGTTCGGTGACCTTGGTCAGATCAAGACCGCCATCGTTGGCGGCGTGACCGTTGAGGCTTCACGCGAGTACGCGTGGAACCTCGGCCTTGTTTCGTACAAGGTTCAGGTCCGTGGCGCGACCGGACTTGCACAGTCTTCGGCTGTCAAGTTCCTGAAGAACGCCTAATCAACTAGCTCGGCTAGTTAGTGGGGATGGGGAGCCGCTTCGGCGGCTCCCCTGAACCGCAAGTAAGGAGAACCTAATGCTCGTTCGACTCTGCAAGCGACGCGGCGAATATCCGTCTGGGGCTTTCGTTGATCTGCCTAAGGCAGAGGCGGAGAGCCTCATCGGCTTTGGCTTGGCTGAGGCTGTTGCAGATGTCGACGCAGAGGCACCAACGCGGCTCGTAGAGCGTGCCGCAGTCAAGATCAGCACCAAGACAGCCACCCTGCCTACTCAGGCTGTTAGCGTGACAGAGATCGTGGAGCCAGAGGCGTGAGCCTATCTGCCTCCACCCTCACGATCACGACCAGCCCAACGCTCATTGCGACTGGCTTGAACGGCGCATCGTGGCTCTACCTCCACGCACCAACCGGCGGCAACACCGTCTTTGTCGGACCGAGCAATGTGACCACGGCGACAGGACTCGAACTGCCAAAGGGAGCGCTTCAGTCATTCTGGCTTGCCGAGACTGACAAGCTCTACGGTATCGTCGCTACATCAACGCAACCTCTAATGACTATGCAGACAGGAGGCCGCTAAATGTCGTACGCAACACTGGCGCAGTTCAAGGCTGCGGTCGGTATTACCGACTCGACCGATGACACCGCTCTTCAGAATGTGCTGGATGCAACCGACACGCTGATTGATCTCTACTGCGACCGAAAGACAGGATTTGGCACAGCGACCGAGACGCGCTACTACACCGCTGAAGCCTACGACTATGTGCTGACCGATGATCTCGTGAGCGTCACGACGCTGACCACCGACGATCTTGAGAACGGCACCTACTCCACGACCTGGACTGCCAACACAGACTTCCAGCTCACGCCAAAGAACTACGCGCTGGATGGCTTGCCGTACACCGGCATCAGCCGCAGCAACGCCTTCACCAAAAACTTCCCTAAGAACATCTTCCTTGGCGTGAAGGTGGTCGGCGTGTTCGGCTTCCCTGCTCTCCCAGCAGCCGTCGTACAGGCGGCGATCATCCAGGCAGGCGCTGTGTGGAATAGCCGCACCGCTCCGTTCGGCGTGATCGGATCTGCTGACCTTGGCGGCATCCTGCGGATGAGCCGCGCGCTGCACCCAGAGGCCGCGTTGATCCTTGAGCCGTACCGAAATCGCGGTGGCTTGGCGGTATGACCGACCTCACGATCCTTGACGCAATCGCCACGCGAGTAGAGGCTGCGACAGACCCTGCTGGGTACACGCTCCGCAAGTGCTACGCCACTCCGCCGGAGTCGCTCCCAATCACACCGTGCGCGGTCCTCTTTCCAGGCGGCGACCAGATCAGCATCGGCAACGGCAACCGCACCACGGTGCTGACGGTCAACATCGTCATCTACCTGCTACCGATCCCACGGATGGATGAGAAGTACCGTGACCTCTACACTTGGCGAGCGTGGCTACGCACCGTGTTCGATGGAGCTGTGACCATTAGTGGAAACGCGGCGCAGGTGGCAGTCACCGGTACTACACTCGGCACAGATACTTACGCCGATCAGGACTACCTGACGGTTCAGGCAACTGCGGAAGTCACGGTCTTTGACACCGTGGCGTTCACCGCGTAGAGCAAGGAGATACGAGATGCCAACCTTCGGCGCAAAGGCTCTGACGCGAATCGCTACTGCGTCGCAGGCCGCATTCGGAACCGCAGCTTCAATCGGCACCGCCACTGGCGAGATCCTCTTCAACGAGACAGTCGGCTCGCTCGACCTGGGCGTGACCGTTGATCTTGGCGAGACTGTATCCGTTGGCAAGCGCACCGCCATTCAGGCGAGCCAGCCAACCATCACCGGCAAGGCTCCAATCATCACCATCGCTGAGGGTCCTGCTTCGATGCGCACCCTTCCGCTGATCTTTGATGCTATCGGTGCAAGCACCACAGGCGCAGGGCCATACACCTGGACTTGGTCGCCAACGCAGGGCGATGTCGACACGCTCGTCTTCTACTCCTTCCTTGTTGAGGATGGCGTGCAGAAGTATCTCGTGCGAGATGCTGCGCCTACCGAGATCACGCTGTCAGCAGACGCAACAGGGCTGCTCCAGGCTGGTGCAACCTTCGCTGCAACGACTGCTGCGACCTCTGTGCTTGCCTTCCCTACGGCGATCCCTACTAACCCATTCCTGGCTGGTCGCTTGATGAAGCTCAGCACCGACACCAACTTCCCTGACAAGGCTGGTACAGGCGCGACCGCCTACGCTTCGATCTACAACTTCAACCTGTCGATTATGACTGGCGTGGGGATGGTCACGGCGCTCGATGGCAGCCTTACGGCCGCGACCGCAGCGCTGACCGGTGTGCTTGATGCAACGCTGACCTTCACGGTTGCGAGCAACTCAGCAGCTGGATCAACCTTCCCAATCACCGACATTGCCGCGCAGAAGTACCTGCGCCTATTCGGCACCACGACCGATAACTACGGCGTGTGGATTCTCGGCTCGTGGGAGATTGAGAACATCGTTCCTCTCTCTTCCGATAACGAAGGCGTTGTGGTGAATGAAGTGACCTGCCGACTGGCGTATGACGCGACCTCCGGCAAGTCGCTCGAAGTGGTGATTGACTCGCCGCTGGCAACAGCGCCATAAAGCAGAGCGCCTAGGGCGCTAGTAGGAGGATCAATATGGTAGAGAATCGCACCATCGTTCTTGATGGCGACTTCGCAGGGTGGAAGGCTGAGATCAGGTCAGGCGTATCCGCAAGGATTCTGCTCGACCTCCAGTCATCAATCCCATCTAGGGTGCTACCAGCGTTCGCCGCGCTAGTCGTATCGCACAACTTCAAGGGTATCAACGGCGAAGAGATCACCGATGTCCTTGACGCACCGGTAGATGCACTCACTGAGTTGATGGCGCAATGGGCGAAGGGGAATCAACTGGACCCCAAGTAAGGCTCGCTGCACGGCGGATGGCACACGGTCAGTCGATCGTTCCACCGCCAGAGATCATCTTCCACATTCTCGCTCAGAAGTTTGGGATGTGGCCAGACCAAGTGGCGAGCCTGCCGATAGAGCAAGTCCTTGCAGCGTGGGAACTCCACGCAGAGATGCAGCCGAAAGGTAAGTAAGTGGCAGTCAATGGTCTAGAGCTTGAGATCCAGGGCGATGTTCGCAAGCAGACCGACGCGCTCCAGAAGGTCTTTTTGGAGACACTTGGCTGGAAGGGCATCCGCAAGCTAGAGCAGTTCGCTACCGTCAACGCTGCTCGCGCTCTTG